TGATTTGTATGTTGAAAATCTGCCAATGATGGCGAACAACATTGAATTGCGTAATCGTCTCAGAACTATTGTTCCCCCAGAAATTATTGAAGCTGGCAAGACTGGTGAGCCGTTGCCGCCTAAGCAGGATCAGCCGCCACCAGAAGTGATGCTGAAAATGCAGGAACTGCAAATGAAGCAAAAGGACAATGAAGCTAAAACCATGCTGAAAATGCGTGAGCTGGAAAACAAGGAACATGAATTGCAACTGCAAGGCATTCAAACAGGACAGGATATCTCTGTGAAGCTGCAGGAAATTGAAGCTGCAAAGCTGGAAGCAGCGGCGAAGTTGCAAGAACAAGAATTGCGTTATCAGGCTGAGATGCAACGCATGTCAGCGGATATGCAAATGTCACATGCTGACAATATTGTCAGATTATTGACGCACACACAAAAGACCAGTAATCAACATAAGGAAATGAGAAATGACTGATTTGGCAATTGATAGAACAAGAAGCGCTGATAACTTGATCGTTAGTGAAGAAGCCAGAAAGCTGGGTACGCCTATGCCAGGAGAAGTAGCCAATAAACCAATAGAAGAAAAATTAGAAGATAATATAAATCCAGATACCAGCCAGGAAGAAATACCGGTTTCTCTGGAAGTGCCAGAAGAAAAAAAGGAAGACAAAACAGAATCGCAAACAGAAGATAAGTCAAAAGAAGATACCTCTAGCGTTGATGAAAATGTAGATGAGTATGGAAATCCTGTCGCTAAAGCAAAAACATACACGGAAGAAGAAGTTCAGGCAATGATTCGCAAGCGGTTAAAAGATCGCCATATTGAACAACCTGTTCAAGCTCCGGAGAAAAAACCTGCGCCAGTGGAAGGTGAGGAAAGTGAAACCAACTGGAAACAGGAATTAAAGGAAGTAATAAAGGAAACGGCGCAGGAAGTTGAAAAAGAAACTCAGGAAAAGCAATGGCGTCGCAATGAAGAAATTGCGCAGGTTGAATTTGAAAGCAAGTTTTCGACTAGTATGCAAAAATATAGTGATTTTGAAAAGGTAGTTAGTGGAAAGCCAATTACAGCGGCGATAATGGTTGCGGCAAGAGATATGCAAGACCCGGCTGCTTTTCTTTATGCTGCCTGTAAGCAAAATCCCGGTGAAATTGAACGGATTGCGAAAATTCCCAATGCGGTAACGCAAGGAGTTGAGATTGGGCGTCTGGAAGAAAGAATGCGCAAGGCTAGAGTAATAACGACTGCGCCTGTGCCAGCGAAAAGAATCAGTGGCGACGCTACATTTGAGCCACTAAAACAAGATATTGATTCATTGATTCACAGTCATGGAAAAAGTAAGATTAGAGATAACAGAAAGTAATTTATGTCATGGAGGATTTGCAATGCCGATACCAGGGGATAATGGACAGCCATTACTTGAGCGACAAAAACAGAATGTCAGAATTAGGGATGTTGCATTGACTGGCGCTGACGTGCAAAGAGACATTAATCATTTTGAACCGCCAAAGCCTGAGCCTAAGATTCATCTTGATGGAGCCATTTACAAACGTGGCTAAGAATCGGAAGATAGATGGTGATGCGAATTTATTTTCGTCTGGCCATGCATTGCGGTCACTTGGAAAGGTTGGAAAACCCGGAAAAGGAAAAGGTCGTGCGCATGGTCAAGGTAAAACGCCGGTACAGGAAGAACAGTCTGCTAAGAAATCAGGCAGAAATGATGGTTATAGATAAAAGGATTTATCTTATGGAAAAAAGACATGCTAATGAAAATCTGAATGAGCCTGACAACATGCCAATGCCACGTATTGTTTATCGCAATGACATTTTGCCAGATGTTAATAATTTATCTGAAATGAGCAGAGAAGCTATGGTGGCAGAAGATGCCAAAGCTTATTAAATCAAATCAGCAAATTGATACGATTACGGCAAAGAATTTGCAGAAACCTGCAAAGACTGAGAAGTATGATTCAACCATTGATGAGCGAGATCGTTCATGCATGGCCAGAAAACCCGAACCCCGTTTTGGAGAATATCGATGAGCAAAAGCGAAGATAAACGCAAAGAAAAGCAAAAGATGCCTGAAAAGAAAGAAAGCAAGAAACATGAAATGAAAGAACATGAAAAAAAGAAAGGTAAGAAATAAATGAAGCCAACAGAAGGCGAAATGATGAATCCGTCTGAACCTCAGACGGGTGAGCCTGAATATATCGATAAAACCGTCCAATCGGCTGATAATACTTTTTACCCTAACAAGGGTCAATCAGAGCCAGCTTATCGATATAAGGAATATAGGTAATGATTTTATTGTGTCGTGGTTGCGGCAAAGAAACTGGCAATGAAGGTAATATTTGTTTTAATTGCGCCCGTCCTCACAAATCAAGATGTGTTCATGGGCTTGTTGATGATTGTTATCAATGTAAAATGCAATCATTGAAAAATATTGCTGGGAATGTCCTATCGGAAGAATTGAAGTATATAAAATTACAGGAAAAAATTGAAAAATTAGAAAATACTCATGAACGATTTATAAAATTATATTTCAAAGAAAAAAATGAAATTGAAAAACAAATTACTGCATTAACAGAAATGTATAAAGGACTCTCAATAAAGCATGTAAAATTAATTGATATTGAATTAAAGAAATCTCCTTACAAATGTCCTGTTTGTGATGGCAAAGGTTATTGGCGCGGAATAGAAGATAATATTTCTTGTGGCGGCCAATGTCATGCCTGTGAAAGTAAAGGCATAGTCTGGAATTAACACTAAGGATTTACAATGAATAGAAAAATAGTAAATAATAATAGTCATTTTTTAAATGACGAACAAAAAAATATTAAACATAAAATAATGCAGGATTTGATGGAAGCATTTTATTCAAATCTGGAAAAAGATAAAGATAAATTTCTGCACCACCCACAAGCTGTTAGTGATATAGTGTGTTCATGTCTCATTATGTTTAACCGCGATGTTATTGTTCATTTTCTGCAAACCTTCAATATTAAGGACAAAAGAAAAGATTTTATGAAAAGTCTTTTCGAAAAAATAAGGGATGAAGTTAACCATAAAATAAAGAACTCAATGATATGATACAAAATGAATCTAAGACAACTTCTCGTCGAACTACTTATGAACGTGTATATTCCGCTGCGCTGGAATTATTTGAACATGATAGAAATAAATTAAACTTCTGGTGGATATCTCAGCAACCAGAATTAGGAAATATTGCTCCTTATGAAATGATTAAGGCTGGTAAGGGAAGAAAATTATTGAGAATAATTGAGAGGTGTAAAGGATGAGTAATCACGAGCATGATAATGTTAATCATCCCGTACATTATACTTCTGGCGAAATGAAATGTTCGGCATGTGAAAAGCCGATTGAATGTATCGATGTTACTCGTCATATGTCTTTCAATATTGGAAATTCTATGAAATATATTTGGCGATACAAGCTTAAGAATGGCAAAGAAGATTTGCAAAAAGCAATTTGGTATATCAATGATGAGATTAATAAATGTTAAATACATTTATTTCTCTTATTGTTACATTCTCAATAGCTCATTTTGATAACTGGACGAATTATCAATTCTGGATAGGTTTTTGTATATATGGAATTTTTCTTAATACTAAACGTAGATAGGGATATTTATGATAGAAAATTTGCTAATAATTGACACGGAAACAACAGGACTTGATGTGAAAAAGGGCGCAGTAATGATCGAAATAGCCGCAGTTTTATTCAGTGTAAAATATAAAACAGTTTTACAATCTTTTTCCACTCTTTTGCCATGCGAAATAAATCCTGTTGAAAATATTAACCATATTAGCGCTGAATCTACACGTGAAGATTATGCATTTCGCAATCTATCAAATGCTGAAATATTTACTCAGATGTGGACAAATCCAGAATCACAAACAAGTTCTATTATAAATGATCCATCGCTTATTGGAACGGGTGATATCCTGATTGAGATGAATAAAAAAGCCCAAGCATGTGTTGCGCATAATGCAGATTTTGATAAGCGATTCATTGCTACTGCGCCATGGGGTTATACTCTTTTGCTGAATAAGTGGATTTGTACCAAGGCTAATTTTACATGGCCTGTCAAGTTAATGCGATTTCGTCAGCAAGATGTGTGTGAAGCAATGGGCGTTCCATATGTTGATGCACATAGAGCATTGTCTGATTGCCTAATGCTGGCACAGTGTTTTTCCAAAGTTGAAGATTTACAGGAACGGATTGACCGTTGTTAATAAGGAAATAAAATGTCAGAAGGTTATTGGCAAAAAGATGAGTTTGAAGATTTAGTAGCTCGCTCATTAATCGCAATGTATGAAAAAGATATGTATAAAGAATGCATAAAAGTTCCAAAATTTATTCGTCCTAATGAAAAAGATATTCTGCAAATTAGAAATTTTGGTGCTTATTTCCCGCCACAAGACAGAGATATTTTTTATGGTGAAATAGATATGATAAATGACGGACTGCCTAAAGAGGCATCATGGGCATACAATCCTGATAAAAGCTTTAATCAAGAAAAGAAAGATGATTTAATTGATGATGAATATTTTCGTTTGGGTTATTTGAGGCTTATTGATCAACCACCACCAAGCATTTTAAATCATAAAGGCTTGAAATATTTTGGCAAGCATAAAATCTATAAATTCCTTTCTTTTTCTGCTACTGGCGTTGGTGGCATACACTTAATGAAAAGTTATGTTAGTGTGGATGAAAAAGGACATATATATGATACATTTGCTAGACGAAATGATGGAAAATTAATCATTACTGCCCATGGAACAATAAAATCTGATTCAGAAACTACTGAAACATTTATTTCAGATATTGGATGGACTTCTGCGGTTGTTGGTTTTTATCAAGATAGAAGATATTTATGGAATGTAACTGCAAATGAAGGAAAAGCAAAAGCCATGTTTGGAGTTTATCCTGAACAAGTAAAATCATTATTTTATGCGCGTGAATTACCAATGACTGAAACTGGAAGAAAAAGACCAATTTTACATTGGGTAAATGCACACCAAAGACGAATTAAAAAAGGAATTGATATTGATATTGAAAAATATCTTCGTGGAATAAATGAATTTGTTTACCAAGGAACAAAATTTATCATCTCAAGACCAATTAAGGAGACTATTGCAAAGTAGTACAAACTAAGAGCATAATGATCTTAATTGATGTGTAGCAATAGGGTTTCCGTCAAGCCCATCAGCGCGTAAAACATGTCGTCCGCTCGACAATGAAACAAGTAAAAGGATAGCCCAGGAGGGCTAAATTACTAATCATTGGCGAGGGAATTGCCATGCCTAATTCATTTCAAACTTCTCAGTATGTACTGGATGAAGTATTCGTTCGTTTCGTAAACTATTTAAATTTTGCAAAAGTAGCTAACCGCAACCTTGAGGGTGACTTTAAAGGATTAAAGTACGCGACTGGCCAAACAATCAATTATCGTCTGGAAGAAAGATATCTCGGTGGACGTGGCGCAACTGCTACATCAGAAGCCCGTGTACAGGTCATTCGTCCTCTGACAATTGATACACAGTTTCATACTATGGTTGAGTTCAATGGAATGGAACTCACATTTGATCGCGCAAGGGATCAGCCATATCTTGATATGATGCTCAATCCACGCGCTAAAACATTAGCGAATGATGTTGAGAAATTCATTGCAAGCGAGAATTTTCAGTTACAGGTTTATCAATTCACTGGTACGGCTGGTGTTGCGATTGACTTCAATGCAGTCCTGTTAGCAGATGCTTATATGACTGAATTGGGTATACCGGAAGATGGCAACAGATATTTTGCCAATAGCCCGCGTGTATCAGCTGGATTGTCTAATGATCTTAAAAATGTCTTCAATATGACTGTTAATCGCGGTGCATTGCTGGATGGTTTTA